CATCGCTCCGCATTCCCGGCGTCTATATCGAGATCAGCAACGCTCTCGCCGCACAGGCCGAGCAGCAGTTTAAGCTGTTGGTCATCGGCCAGCGCCTGGCTACGGGGCTGGTCGATGAAGCTGTCCCGACCAGGATCACCAGCACGGCTCAAGCCGAGGAGGCATTCGGGCGCGGCTCGATGCTGGCTGAACAGTTCCGCCTTATTAAAGAGATCGACCAGTTTACCGAAACATGGGCCATCGCCCTGGACGATGATGCCGCAGGCGCAGCTGCAGCCGGAAGCGTCGATATAACCGGGACCGCCACAGGCAACGGCACGCTGAACCTTTATATTGCGGGTATCAGGGTGCGCACGGGGGTAACGTCCGGCGACACCGGCGCGGAAATCGCCACGGCTCTCACTGCCGCCATCAATGCCGTTACCTGTTCGCCGGTGACTGCTGCGGTTAACGGCGTGACTGCAACCCAAGTCGATCTGACCTGCAGATGGAAGGGCGAGACCGGCAACGATATCGATCTTCGTTTGAATTATTACGACGAAAAAACGCCTGCAGGGTTGACCGTGGCTATTACTGCCATGGCGGACGGAACATCCAATCCGGATATCGCCACGGCGATCGCCGCCTTCGGGCAGGATTGGTACAACTGGGTAGTCATGCCCTACACAGACACCGCCAACATGGTCGCCCTGGAGGCGGAACTTGACGATCGCTATGGACCGATGCAGCAGATCGGCGGACGGGCCTTCACCGCCTTTCGCGGCAACCATTCGGCGACCGGCACCTTCGGCGGAACCCGCAATAGTCCCCATATCACCTGTATGGGTACCAATATTTCACCTACTCCGCCGTATCTTTGGGCGGCGATCAACGCCATTGCCGCAGCTAATCCGCTGGCGCTCGATCCGGCAAGGCCGCTGCAAACGATATGGCTCGAAGGTGCGTTAGCCCCGGCTATCGAAACCCGATGGGATGATGCAGAGCGTAACCTTCACCTCTATGACGGAATTGCCACTTACCGGGTGGATCAGTCGGGCCGGTGCATCATCGAACGCCAGGTTACCACTTATCAGACCAACCCGATGGGGGTCGAGGATATCTCCTATCTTGACATTAACCGGCCCGAGACCCTTGAGCGGATCCGCTACGAGCAGAGGGCGCGGGTAGCCCTGCGTTTCCCCCGGCATAAGCTGTCGGATGATGCGAACGCCGCCTTTGGTGCCGGTCAGCCGATAGTCACCGAGACGGTGATCAAAGGTGAGCTGCTTGCCCTCTATCAGCAATTTGTCGAGGACGGCTGGTGCGACTGGTACGACGGCTATAAGGATTCGATCATCGTCGAAATCGACACGGCCAACGGTAGGATAAACTGGAAAGACGAGCCGAGGCTGGTCGGGCAGGCACGGACCTTCGCAGGGCTTATGCAGTTTAGAATCTAATAATTTAAACGGGGCCGGGCTCAGGGCCAGCCCCTTACGGTAATACCATTATAAAAGGAGTTTAAACATGCGTCAGTTAACCGGGAAAGCAACGGTATACGTTGACGGTACTAAAATGGAGATGGAGCGAGGCGCAAAGGCCAATCCCGGCGGCACCGGCCGAACCTTCGAGCGGCATCATGGTAAGACTTATTCGCTGGAAAACGAGGTGGCGCCATCTGTCGAAGGTACCATCCTGCACACCAAGGACACCGATGTACAGGCAATATCAGCCATCGACAACGCGACGATCATCTTCCAGTGCGACACCGGGCAGAGGTATGTCATGCGCGGTGCCTCGATAGAGAACCCGACCGATATTGACGGCGGTACCGGGAAAAGCCCTGTCCGCTTCGTCGGCGATAGCTTTGAGAAGATGTGATGGCGAGGATCAAAGGACAATTCAGACACGGGTTGAAGCTCGGCAAGGAATTTTGCATGGATTTCGAGCTGCATGACCATCTTACCGCGGGGCAGATCATTACAGCCAAAGAGCAATCCGAAAAAGTGGTGGCGATGGAAGTGGACGGTCGCCGGGTGCCGGTTGTGGTGGAGAGTCCGGCCAAGCTTGGAGCGCTGATCCTCTGCCAACAAATAGCTCATATCGGGCCGATTGCCGGGCCGCTTGATTATGAGCTTTTCGCCACCCTGCACCAGGATGACCTCGATATCCTCAACCTGTATGCCGATCTGGCCGCTGGTGCACTGACAACCAAGGAAGTCAGCGATAAAATGCTGGATCTTGCTCAAAAAGCGTCTCCGGAGGTGACGCAAAGGGGGCGAGACGTTAGCCCTGGCGCAGACACTGGAGACAGTGGAACGGGAGATGGTGCGCAAGGGGGTAAGAATCAGCGAGATTCAGGCATTGAGGAAGGAGCCGCTTAGACGGCTTTTACGTATCAGCGGAGAGGGAGAGTAGCAAATAATGAGCGATCTGCGGACAAAAATAGTTGTTGACCTTACCGGCAATCTTGAACGAAACGCCAGGCGTTATTCCGGCGCTATTGATCAGTTTGCAACAAGAGGGCAACGCAGTATGGCCGTGCTCCGCAGAGGAGCCGAGAGCACAGGTAAGATGCTTGATGCTTTAGGAGGCCGTTATACAGGAATGCTCGCCGGTGCCGGTGGTGCTTATATTGCCACCCGCGAGGCTAAACTTTCCGCTATGCTTGATAAACAGCTTATCCAGATCAGGCAGACGGCGACCGTCACCAAAAAAATGGCCTCGCTTCTCCGGACCGAAATGCACGAAATGGCCGAAGAAACAGGTCAATCGTTCGACAGCTTGCTGGAAGGGTTTAACAATTTGATCCAATCGGGGCTTTCCTGGGAACAAGCCTTGGTCACTATTAAAGCGATTAATCCGACTATGGCGGTTACAGGCGCACAGGCAGGAGTGCTTTCTTCGGCGCTTACCACAGCTGCAGAGGCATTTGATTTTGATTTAAGCCAGCCGAAGCTTGCGGTGGAGCTGCTTGACCAGATGACTACAGCCGGACGGCTCGGCAATGCAGAGTTGGAAGATCTGTCCGGTATTTTCTCCAGGATAGGAGTAAACGCCAAGGCGGCAGGGCTTGATTTTGCGGGTACGCTTGGCTTCATTGAGCAGCTTTCCCTGATCGAAAAGAATCCGGAGCGTTTGGCTACGCTGGCGGACTCCACCTTAAGGTTGTTTACCAATCAAAATTATTTGAAAAAGGCAGCGAAGGCTACTGAGGTCAATTTTTATGACAAAGATAAAAACAAACGTCCTGCGCTAGACGTGCTGGACGATATTTCTAAAAAGTATAAGCCGCTGGAAAACGACCTGCAGCGGGACCGATTTATCCAGCGGGCATTTGGTCAGGCCGATCTCGACACAATCAAGGGTTTAAGGGCTCTTCTGTCGGGAGAGGCTATCGACAAAGCCCGAGAATTGACCGTGGCAATTGCAAACAGTACCGGCACCATTGGCCGAGACCTTGACGATGCGCTAGACAACTCTGTAGACCAGGTCGGGCGGCTGAAAAATGCTCTTCGCTCTGCTGCTGACAATTTTGCCCAACCGGTCAACGACGCCATAGGCAATGCAATAAAATATCTGCTTGATGAAAAAAAACTTGGTGGCGGCGAGATCCTGGCAGGGACTGCCGCTGCTGCGACCGTCGGCTTGCTGTCTCTTAAGGGTGGCGGCAAACTGCTGCGGAAATTCGGCGGCACGGCAGGCGGTGTGGCTGCGGGCAAGGCCTTGGAAGAGGTTGCCGGAGTGCAGCCGGTATTTGTGGTGAACTGGCCTGGTGGAGGGTTTCTGCCGCCTAAGTCACCCGGTCCGGTCGTTCCCAAAGGAGTAAAAGAGGGAGCGACTATTGCCGGACTCACGTCCGGAATGGCCGTTGCCGGTGTTACGGCGCTGGTAGCAGGCACCGCGCTGGTTGCCGAAGGAAGTAAGGCTGTCGGTAAGTCGCTTGCCAGGGCTGAGGCCAGCGCAAAGAGCACGGAAGAATTGCTCGCATTGCGCTCAAGGCAGATGGTGATGGGTGGCGGCTCCGTTTTGGGCGGCAACTTCCAGTCCAGGACTATAGATGAGGAGTTGGCAAAACGTTACGGAAGATCGCAGCTCCAGTCAATCTCGGCTCATGGAGGGCCGCAGCTTATTTCTGGCCATGGCCAAAATCCGCTGAAGGGTGAAGTGATTGTGCGGGTGAAAGCCGATCCAGGATCAATGGCAACCATGGACCGGCTGAGTTCGAATGGAGGTGATCTCGATCTTCAGGCTGAGACAGAAGTCGGGTCGCGTTTTGGAG